CACAGTGCAAAAGCATGGACGTTGCTTGTGTTTGCGGAGTCTGTTCTATTCAGTGCAATCTGAAATGTAATTTCATTAGCCATGTATCACCTAGACAAAAGGAATGACTGAGAATGTGTCTGTGCGGTAAATTGTCGATTCGCCATAGACTGCTGTCGCCGAAGTCGGATCAACTAAAGCAACGCCGGCACCATCAAGCATAACTGGGGCCGTCACCGGCAGGAACTCGGCGTCTAATATCGGATACATCAAGTTGCTGATCTTCTGCCGGAAACCAGCGTCAAGCGGTTCCAGAAGCCATCCATCTCGGCGGCAATGAATGTCAATCTGCACCGTCAGAAAATTAAAAGCTCCCCTGACCTGTGTGCCGCTCACTGAAATCCGTTGCACCTTCGCTACGCCAATTTCATACGTCACGCCGAGCACAGTAAACTCGTCGTTGTTGACGACGTCGGAATACTCCAGCAACCATAATGGTGCCGTCAGCATGTTTTTCGTCACTGTAATAACTCGCCTGCTATCGTCCTTCATAAACGGCGGATCGAATGGATCGCCTGCCGAGTTCGTAATCGCGTGCCCATCAATATCCTTGTCCGCGATCCTTTGGAATTGCTCAGTCGATACTGTAAGTTTTGCAGGATCGGCGGATGGGTTTTCGTTCAGCTCCGTTTCGCTGGAATACTCGGCGGTTACAGTCCAGCCTTTCCACGGATCTGTATTGGTGACTTCTAGCGACCGACACCACGCACTTGAATCGTCAGGGTAGACTGATCCGATTACTGGCAAGCTGGCGTGTGATCCGACTGTGTAGACACCCTCTAATTGCGTGCTAGTCGTCAACCGAAATGCACGTGTGTACGAACGCACGCCGAGTGAATTTGTGCCTGTTCTGGCACTGTCTATCTCGCCAATATAGGTGACGGTCATTTTCGTTTCCTCACGCAAACTCTGGAATGATCTGTGGTGCTAGTGGCTTATTCGCTTTCAGAGCTTTGATCAATTCTTTCGTTTGCTTTTCTGTCGCTACGACTCCCGGATCTTTGCTGCCCATCATGCTTCGCACGATTGTCGAGAATGCCTCTGTCGATCCCTTGGCCATCGCTCCAGCGGTTGATGTCGTTGTCGGAACTTTTTCTTGTGGTTTCGTTTCAGTGCCTACACCAAAAGCGTTCTTTACTATTGATCCAACAAACCCGCCTTTGATTTTTAGATCTGTAAATTTGCTCGTAGCCGCCAAAGATATTTGATCGAACATGCCGCCTACGCCTTCGGCTATTCCGCTTGCGAGCGATGTTAGTTTGCTTGGATCACTAGGCAGTGCCGCTGGCCCTTGCGGCAGTGCGGGATTGAATGCCTCGACTGGTGGCAACTGCGGCTTATCAAGTTGCGACAACACGTTTTGAAAATCTAGTTTTGCAGTTTCAAGTCCCGTTTGTCCTTCGACGTTCGGACGCATTTGTGAGTCAACAATTTTTGACGCTATCAACGCGCCCGGTGACGCATACTTCAACAGATTTTTTGCGTTCTTAATCGCGAATTTAATGCCTTCACTCAGCATGAAATCTAGCATCTTAATCCAGTTTTCTTTGATGCCTTCAATGGCGACATTGAAACTGGCGTCGAACAAATCACCAATGAATTTAATCTTGACGTTCATGTCGCCAAGATTATTGAACTTGTCGATAAACTGCGTGATCGGCGGAATCATGTTTGCAATAGCTGTCGCCACTTCATTGAATGCTGGAGCCAAGCCGATCGACACCTGATCGAACAACGCACCGAAACTTGCCTTCATCCTTTGGATCGCATCGTCGGCTGCTGCGGCTGTCGCTAGTCCCTCCGGACTGATTCCAATGCCTAACGCCTCAGCGTCTTTCAACAGGGCGTTAAGCTCACCCATGCCACCGGCAAACAGGTTCGCCATATCGACGCCCGACTTGCCAAAAATCGAGACGGAAGCCGCTGCTCGTTCGGCGGCTGTCGGCAGTTTACCGATGCTCTCGGCGATCATCATAAATTGCTGTTCGGGCTGCAATGTTTTTAGTGTTTGAAAATCTACTCCAAGTTTTTCGAACGGTTTTGGATCTGCTTTTCCAATTGCAATCGTCAGTTTTTTGATGCCGCCCGTCAGCGTATTAACGTCCACGCCTGACTGATCAGCAGCGTAGCCGAGTCGTTGCAAAAACGCCCCGGACAATCCTGTCTTCACGGCTTCATCTGCGATCCCTGCGAGCGAGGATATCCGATTCGCTACGGCATAGATCGCCACGCCTGCGGCAGCAGCTCCAACAGCCACACCTGCGAAACCTGCCTTGATCGGATTGATGAACGACTTTGCAGATTCTCCGAACGACTTCAAACCACTTTGTGCGCCAGATATCCCGCTGTTAAATTTGCTTGCATTGGTCGATAGGTTGACGACCAAATCGCCTACAGTTGCCATCAGGTTTGTCTCCCTCCTACGATTTCAAGCGATCGAAACAACACGTCATCTGACACGACTGATTCGGATTCTGTATCCCAATACCGAAACGATTGCATCGTCACATCTTTGTTGCCCATGAACGCCGCAATTAGCACGCCGATCTTTGCCAAGATTGTGTTCGTCGAATCACTGCCAATCGGCTCTACGATATCCTTCGCCATCCATTCGTTAAATTGCTCATGTGTCATCCGTGACAGCATCGCATCGACGTCAACCGTATGTGCCACATGTTCAGCCAGCCGAAGTGCGGTCAACCTTCGGGGGCTGCGTCTGAGTTTTTTACTAGCTTCTCAATGTCCTCGCTCGTCGCTCCCGACAATCGCAACGCCGCGTTGACCAGTCGTTCCACGACTACGGATGACCGCTGCCCGATCTGTTCGACTTGGCTCAGCGTAAACAACTTTACGCCTGCATCATCGCGGCAACATTCAACCAGCCACCGCTCACGGATCTCCTGTTTCTTTTTAGCTTGCAATGTTTTCGAGCTGCGTGAAATGGAATCTTCCCACTCCGTCCGTTCTCGCGGTGTCATACCCCAGACCGGGATAACTTTTCCTTCACCAAGTTCTGGAACTGGCACATCTTCCTTTGGGCGTTCTAGTGCTGGCGATGTCAGGAATTCATCCGCCGTAACTACTACTCTACTCATTGATCTTCCTCATCAAATTCGTCGTCATCGACATCAGGATCTGGATGTAGCATCTTTTCCATTGCCGCCACCTTAGCGGCAATCTGTGCCTCATTCAGATTGCAAGCCGCCCTACACTCGTCATCGACAGGAACAGCCAGCCCATTCAGCACCAGCGTGACACAATCAGCCAACGGGAATTCATCTTTGCAGATGATCGTTCCCTTGGCGATGATGTCCCGGCCCATGATGTTCTGCGTGATATATTTTGGAAAACATCCCACGTCCGTTCTCAAGTCTTGAGTTGTTTGGCATTTCATTAGATTATCTCAATTATGTAGGCAGGACAGGGCAACCGCTGTGCTTCAGGCTGACAGATGCTTTGAGGCCATCAGACGCAGATCCTGTGATGTCGATGCCAACACCGGCACAAACCATCGTCAATTCCGTTGAGGCTGTGTTAGCCGCTATCACCTTCCAGTTTGTTTTGTTTGTGCTGCCATCGGTGTTCAAACAGGCCGATGTCACAAGATCATGGATTGACTGATGCCCAGCCAGTGCCCAATCGTGGAACAGCTCGAACGTCGTCGATCCGCCTTCGACGTATCCAGTCGGATCATATTCAACGCCGGCTGTGCCATCGAGTGTGCGACTGTCATACGTTTCGGTAGCGAGTCCTGAGACATCGAAACCGATGATCTGAGCGACTGGCGTGTATGTCGTGCCGGAGGCGAGCGACAGCACAGTTCCTTTGACTTTTAATTTAGCCATGACAATTAACCTTTCTACAAGTTGAACTGGATCTCTAAATCCAGCGTCACAATGAAGACACCAATATCTGAGCCATCTTGCGGCGGCTCATAGTCATCCGACTCATCATTCATCAACACTGCACCGATTGTAAAGTTGCCAGCCGTGCCGCTGTAGTCGTCGAGAAACACCCTTACGGCATTGCCTAACGATTCAGCCTGTACCGAGGTTCTTGCCTTACAATCAATGTCAAAATTTATAAACCTTAAAACACCTGACCCACCATCTAGCGACATGTTTTCATTGCTGCTCATCTGTGTAATTATCACATGAGGAAAGACCGCATTTTGTGGAGCTTTCTGAATGTAGACTCGCGTCGAACAGATCGCCGTGATCGTCGCTTCTGTAGACAGCAGTGCTACAAGTCCGCTTTTCATCTTTTAATTGCTTCTTTCATGATGCCCTCTTTTAATCCCTCGATGATCAATTGTTTCGCGACACTCGCTGTCGATCGGTATGCGGTTTGTACGATTCCTGAATTGCTAAGTTTTCCCGTGAATCGTTTCTTTTTGCCTGTGTCGATTCGTACCTCAGTTCCTCTGAAGCCGCCGCGTCCGCGTTTGCCCCCACGCCTTGCTCGTTTGGTGCCTGTGTATCTGTCTTTTGTTCCCTCAAGGAACCACATGATATTCCCAACACCAATTCCAACGCCAGGACGTGTGCCACGACCTTTCGCCTTCGATGCCATTCCTTGCCTGCGTTTCTTGCTCATTCCTACGCCGGCCCCGGCCTTGGCAAATGTCACACCTTTGAACCTTCCTTTCGCCGGCTTGTTGACTCTAAAGCCGATCGTTTTTTTTGCTCCCTTGAAACTACTTGGCATTAGTCGCCGGATCGCCTGTGCTACTACTTTTGTGCCGGCTGTCATTGCCTTTTTAATGATCTTTGACTGCACACTTTTCGTCAGGCTTTTTAGTTTCCTATCTAGCTCACGAACGCCTGTGATGCTGACGATCATCAGACCGCTCGCTTCGTTTGAATCTCTATTTCCCTGTGAGCTAAATCAATGTCAATCACACTAAGGATTTCGTATGTTACCCCTTCGCAAATCAGCCGCATCGCTGGTAATGCTTCGGACAATTTGTTTGACCACTGACAATTCCAAACATGCGACACGTCCGCGTTGACCTGCTGCACTTTCCAAAACTCTGTGCCGCCTTTTGATTTCACCCTCGCAAAAGTCTGCGTGTACGTGCCCCAGTTGCTCGCCGTCGTTTTGTCAACCTGACCATGTGCGTCGGCAGTCGTGCCTGTGACACTCTGAATCGTGATTGATTTGTTCATCGTCGATATGCACGTCGCCATCAATACACCTTGTGGTAGCCTGTCCACTGAAGCCCACCGATCAGCCGCTTGTAATTCATTTCGCTGCCGTCACATCCGCCCCAGATGATCTTTGCATATTCGACGATCGCCAACTTCGCCTGTGCTGGCACGCTTGCCGCTGTCGCTCCGTATCCGGCCACGAATGTGATTGCCACTGAGTTTGCCGTATTCGGTTCTGTGTCCAGCCAGTTCTGCGAAGTCTTCAAAATGATTCTTGGCGGTGTGCTGATCAGATCCGTGCCATAGACTGTACCTGCCAGCGTCTGCGTTACGCCGTCTTGATCGATGTAGGTAATGCTCGTGATGCTGCTGATTGGTGCTATTCTCAACTCGATTTCACGCACCGACAGAAACCCATCAAGCCTGCCTATGATCGTTTGCTGGATCAGTCGCCGGTATGTGTCTGCCTCAACCTGTTTGCGTGCTGTCGTCAGGATCGCTGACAACTCTGCGTCGAAATCACACGTTGATCCGATTCGCAACCGATCTTTCAATTGCTCCAGCGTTATCGGTTCGATCGCCGGCTCGCTCGTGATCGTGAATGTTCTGACGAGCATTCTATCGGTCTGCTCGTATCGGTTGGGATCTTTGTATTGGAAGCTGGTGCCGTAGCTTGTAACTCCGTCCATTTTGCGAATCCATGTGTTACGAGTGTAGCCATCATGCCAGGCCCGAATGTCGTGTTAATGCTGCCTATCGCGCGACCTTGCCAGCCGCGAATGAATTCTATACTGCTCATTTTAGGTATTGCTCCCGCCATTGCTGCACATACATGTGCTCCGGCTCCATCGCGTCGTTGAATTGCACGACTGTTTCTTCAAGATGGCCGATCGATACTGATGGTGCAACGTAAATCGTCTTGCCCGCTTTTCGCCATTGATGCCAAAACCATATATCGTCATCCATTCGCTCATCGCCCCAGTTGCCATCATCTTCTGGCTTCGCATAAAACCACGGCTTATCTACGTCTCGTAACGCATCGACGCGAATCAAAGTCAATCCAAAATGGGCTGTCGTTACCTTAAAAGGCTGGTTGCTGATTTCGATCGCTTGATCGTCTACACCTGATCCTGTCGTGAGTAACGGATACGGTGATCCACGACGACACTGCAACGCCGCTAGTGCGTCGATGTGTGGATTACTAGCTAAGATGTCCATCAACTGGCTAAGTTGCTCGGCGGTAAATAGTGAGTCTGAATCGAGTGACAGAATCCAGTCCACGCCATCAGCCACTGCCTTCGTAAACATACGCTGCATACACTGGCCCCAGAACACACCTTGACTCGTTGTCAGTTCTATTTTGAGTTGTCTGAGTGATTGCTCAATCAGGCTGCGTGATGCCACAGCCTCGTATCGTGGCAACGTCAAATACGCTCCCAGCTTAATTGTCGTAGATTGTCTTGGCTCCTTTTCAGCAGCCTTGTGCCCTTCGAGATTAAGGCTGATTGGCATTGCTGCACAGTCTGTGTTGTGCGACACCCATTCATTGATCCCACTGATTCCGTTTTGCCGCATGATTCCGCTCAACCTAGCTTTGTCATAGGCTGATTTGTGAATGTCGTTTTCGTGCATCTGGCCACCCATTAGCCAAAACAATCGCTCCGCTTTGTTATCGCTTGCCAGAACCTTGTCCACATCCGGCACGCTCACTCGAATTCTTCCGCCGGGCTTCAACACTCGCGACCATTCGGCCATCGCCTCCTGTGCCTCGCCAAAGGTGAAATGCTCAAGGATGTGACTGGCCCGGATCTCATCCACTGAACCGTCGGGATACGGCAACGGATACGCTTCGCTTCCTAGTTTGCGGTCAATCGCGGTATAGCCTTCGATGACTGTGGAGCCAGCACCGATATTTAATTTGATTGGTTGCGTCATAGTTCCTCAATTGCCGATAAAAAACCCTCCGCTCCATGTCAAAAGACATGGAGCGAAAGATTCAGATTAACTTACACGAACCGTGCGACGCCATTCGTTGACGTAACGGAAGTGGTGCCTACTGGCCCCTGTGACAGACGGGACAGAATTGCTTCTGCCGAGGCTGTGAAATTGTCGTTCGTGGCAGTCGCTGAACTGATCGACAAACGCAGATATCGTTTGCGACCACGCAGATCGACACCGTAAACGATCGGCTTCGCTGCCACGGCATCACCTGTGATAATCGCTGTGACTGTTGCAAAGTTGCTTGCAGTTGTGTCGTCCGATTCGAGCAGGCTGATTGTTGGCCCGACTGCGTTCGTGTTGGCTTCGCTGCTGATGTTCACGATGATCGTGGCGTAATCAGCCCCGACTGTGTCGAGATTAGCCGTTGCGGTTTGGTTGTTTGTTACTGCTCGTGCAGCAATTAACTGGCTGTGAGTGATGTTGCGAAAAGGGAGCATATGATTGGATCTCCTAGAGATTTATTATCTGAAAGAGCAGGGCGACACATGCCGCCCTGCATCATGTCATCGCTACGCTGTTGCCAACGCAACTACTGGCCCTGCTTCACTGTTCGAGCCAATCGAATGGACGTTGATGTCGATTCGCTGGCTGCTCTTAACAGCGACCAAATCGCTTTCGAATAGATTCGTCGAACCGATCGTAGCCTCACGGCTGAACTCGATAGTCTGCCGGCGTCGATCACCGAACGAAGTCGATAGATCGAATCGACCGAGCATGACCATGATGCCGCTGGTTGCCGTAACAATTGGCATGACCTGTGAGAACATCACAGGAATGCCCTGAAACATTGGTTTGCGGAATCCGTTCTGCAATTCCGTACCAGTGACACCGCCTGCTGCGTTCAGCAAAGGCACCATCACCTGATAGTAGAATTGGCTGGAGCATAGAAACTGCATCCCTGCCTGAGCATAGACCGGCACCACTGAAATCAGTGTTGTGACATCAGTCAAAGTAATAGCGCCCCAAGTCGTGCCTGTTGCGTCACGATAACCGGGAGCCGTGCCAATCGTTGTGGTGGCAAACTGAGATTTCAGACCACGGATTCCACCGTAGGTTGAAGTTCCGTCGCCATCGACTAGGCATTGGTCTTCTTTCAGTGCGTCACTGTACGCCATTTCCGTCTGCAATGTCTGTGCAAAATCCATGACTGAGTCTTCGTCCAATTCGCTGGAATAGGTCGAAAGGCATGTCATCTTTTTAGCAGTCAAACGTACTGTCTGATGCACCATGCTTGACTCAGACGCCGCCGACCCTTCGCCGGTGAAACTGCTGGTCAAACCGCTGACCCATCGTGGATCTGTGCGTGTGTCGGATGACATCGGAACCATCTTGCACAGCTTGCGTGCAGCTCCGAATTCTTCACGCAGCTTGATCATATCGCTGCCGAATTCTTCCGGAACGAAGATATGCGATCCGCTTGTGTCGCTGCCGCCTTCGAAATGTGAATTCCGCAGCAAACCCTGCTCGTGACAGAACCGTGTCGCGTCGCGAAAGTTGTAGATTGAAGGCAGATCTCGGCTGGCTTTTGCTAGAGCAAACTGGCCAAACCGATAGGCCTTTTCTTCACGAGAAAAGCCGCCGGCTTCACGCTCATCCGAGAACGCCGTCAAGTTTGACAGTGCCTTACGTGCTGTTGCTGGCACCGTCCAGCGTGCCGCAATCGCACCCTGTGGCATTGGATTGATTCCGCTGCCGGATCTTACAGCATTAGCCAATTGTGGATTGGCTGGCTGTCGTTTCATCGTTTCAAGTCGCCCGACTGCTGCTGTCGCGGCGGCTTCTTTGAGTGCTTCGGCTTCGATCTGCTTGCCAAATGCGTCGGCGGCATCCAGATGCTTGTTGATTTCCAGCGTCTGCTCATCGCTCATGCTGGCATCTTTTGAGCCTGCAAGGATAGCATCTGCTGCGTCCATGCTGGCCTGTCGTGATGCCCGCAGGCCCACGATCGTCTCATTACGATTCATTGAATTGATCCTATTTGAGCCAGGATCAACGTAAAACAGCGTCGATCGCTGGCGTTATTTCTGTAAGGAAATGACGCTAACGACTGACGCTGATCATTCAGAATCGGAGTCGATGGTTGCTATCGGATGTCACGCATGTGACAGGTTCGACCGCTTGTAGGTGGTGACGTTATTGTAAACTGGCGTTGGTGTCAACGCAATTTAGTAATTCTGTACCGTGCCGACACGTAATTGGCCTTCTCGCCCGTGTCGTTTTTTTGTTTAGCCTTGCCTTTGAATGGGATAATCTCGTCCACGAACCCAATGTCGAACGCTTGTTCCGCGTTGTATTTCGTGCCGTCGCCATACTGACCAAGCATTGCCGCCGCGAGGTATTCAATCGGTTTGCCGGTCTTCGCTGCGTAGGTCTCAGCGGCGGCTGCATTGAATGATTCCAGCCATGTGATCATATCGAGCATTTCCTGCTTATGCCCGATCGCCACGCCTAGTGCTTGGTGGATGTGGAACGTTGCGTTTGCGTGCATCTTTACCGTGTCGGCCCCGATCACCGCAAGGCTCGCTGCACTCGCTGCCAGTCCCTCAATAATCCCTGTCGTTGGCCCGTCGTGCTGTGCCAGTGCGTTGTAAATTGCTAGGCCATCGAAGGCCAAACCTCCGCCGCTGTTGACTCGCATCGTGACTGCCTTGCCACGATTGGCTGACAGGATCTTTGCGATAGATGCTGAATCTGATTGTGTGTATTCGTCACCGACTTCGCCCGTTAAATATATCTCGATAGAATCAGTCGATTTATTTGTAACTTGGACGTGGAACTTTTCATCTTTCACGTCGTTTCGGATGTTTTCTGGCATTATTAAACGGATTTGCGGCTTCATTTTGTCACCTCTTTCATGATAGATTCAATCAATTGTTGACCTCGTGCATCCCATGACGCGACCACAGATTGGACCTGAGCTTTGAGATTCTCAATCGTACAGCAAGAATGCAGATCCACTAGGATCTTTTTCGACTCGCCGGCATGATTAAAGATAGCTTTTCGCACGCCATCCGCCGTCAATGCCTCCGCTGTGCTAGTCGTCCACGTCTCATAAAACGTATCAAGTGACTCAGCAAATTTCGTTGCCCGCATTCCGGCACGCTGTACCACGCGATCCCGTTCAATTTGTAGGTCTCGCGTGAGCGTTGACGTGACGAGTTGCCGCAGGATGTTTTCTGTTTCCTGCTCTGGTTCTGTTTCTATTTGATCGACTTCCTGTTCTCCAACTGGCTCATCAATCTCCGGCTCTTGCCTTGCGACCATCCAGTTCGACGGAACATAGAATTCATCACCGCCAAGTTCAGGATCTGTAATCTGCGGCATGTTCATCAGATTGCGTGCTTCGTTCCGTGTCATCACACCGGATTCAATCTGTGTACGAATCATTTGCGTCCGTTTGTCGCCTTCCATCTGCACTTCGGCGTCTCGATTAAATTCAATAACGTGAGTTTCTTTCATCCGTTCTTTGCTTGTTAGCAGCTTGCACCGCAGCTCCGCCTCCCATCGCTTTAGCCACGGGTTGAGACATCGACTGAGGTAGGTCTGCGATTCGCTTTCAAGGCTGTTGTGGCTAGTCCGCGTTGCGTCTCCCAGCATGTGCGGAGGCACGCCCGTGATATTGCTGACCGTCTGCCTGACTTCGAATTCTCGCGTTCCAAGGAATTGTGCTTTGTCTGGATCAATCGACAACGGCTGAAACTTTACTCCGTCCTGTAGCAACGCGACCTTGTGCGCCTGATTCAGCCCAGTCTGCATGGAATTCCATGCGGACATCGTGTTGCGAATCTTCTCCTCGCTGAAATGCCCCGGCACCATCAGCAAGCCGCTCATGTTCGCACCCTGTGAGAACAGCCGCCCGCCAAATTCCTGTGCCGACATCCCGACGCCAAGAGCGTTACGGAACAACTGCAACTGTGACAGCCCTATGATCCCATCCCGGCTCAGTCCCTTAATGTGGATCATGTCGCGATCCTGCACCCGGATAGCCTGCCCGTTCTGATACCAGATAAACCACTTCGTTCCGTCGTCCATAATCCTGATCATCATGCCGCACGGATCGGCGATCCCGATCTCCACAGGGTTGCCCATCAGATCCCGCACGATTGGCAAGTATGCGTTTCCGTAAACGTTTGCGTGATATGTGCCCGTCTCAATCATAGTGCGTGCAGTCCACCAGTCGGCGGGCTTGTCTCGCAATAGTGTCGCCGCAGGATGACCGTCGGCATACTTCTTTCCGCCGTCTCGCTGCCGCTTGAATATATCGCATGGCATCCCGGCTACATCCGACGCAATCAGGTTCACCGCTCGCCAAAATGGAGCGTATCCCATCGCCGTCATTTCGTTGACTTCAACGCCGGATGTGCTCCGTCCACCGCCTCCATACGATGTCCGCCATCCGGCTTCGTTGATCGTACTGATCTGATTTGTGACGACTGGCACAGGGTTGACATTGATTGTGACACCGTATTCAATGTTCATAGCAGAATGACTCCGGCACCGCTGGTGCTGTAAACGCTGGTATCCGATCCGTAATGTGACGCCAACGCCATAGCCATCAATGTTGCACAAATCCCGTCAATTTTATCTGCGGATTTCCCTTTGTCTGGCCTGATATTTCCGCTCGAATCTTCTTTGTGCGCGACGTTTGAGGCCATCCATCGTAGCACATTATTGCCATTTTGCTTGAATTTAGAACTGCTAATTAACGACAGCAACCGCTTAAAAGGCTCATTGTAAGTCGCGAACGACTGCGGCATTTTCACCAAGACGTTATTGGGGATGCCTTTGTCCTGTATTAACTGAATCACGCCTGTCGCATTCCACGGATCATAGCCAATGTTTTGCACGTCGAAGTCTTGGCAGATGCTCACAATCCTGTCTGCCAGATAAAGAACGTCGATTTCATTTCCTTCTGTCGTCTCAATGTGGCCCTGTGCAGCATAGTTGTGCAGATGTCGTTTGTCTGCGGCGGCTTGCCGGTTGACATTCTTTTCTGGTATCCAAAACCACGGCAGCACCGACACACCGCCATCGTCATCCGGGAACACCAAGCAGAACGCCGTTGCGTCCATCGTACTTGACAAGTCCAGCCCACCGTAGCACCGACGCCCGTAGAAATCCTCCGGCTGAAACACGCTGGAACACGCATCCCAACTGGCCATCGGAATGATCCGGCTTTCCTGTTCAGTCCATTGATTCAAATGTAGCCTGCGGAACGTGTTCTCAAAGGCTGGTTGTTCCTCGGCACGCTTGCATTGCTCCCGAAGATAGTCACGACTCAGAGAAACATCTAGGCACGGATTCGCTTTTTCCCACACCGCCTCATCACGCCAATCGTCATCAGGCCCAGCAGAAAACAACACCGGATAAAACGCATCATCTTTAATGTGTCCGTCTCGAACCGCTTCCGAATACTTATGCAGCTCCCAGCAGATTGAATCCCGATCGTGCCCCGCTGTGGTGACTGCGATCGTCAACGGCTGACGCCTTGCACCTGTGGACGTGTCTAGAACGTCCCACAAATCCCGCGTCGGTTGTGTGTGAACCTCGTCGAAGATGATCCCGTGTGCGTTGAATCCATGTGCCCCCTCGGCATCTGCACTGATCGCCCGATAGAATGAATTCGTTTTCTTGTGCAGCACCCGCTTCACGCTGTCGCGAATCGTGACATGCTTGCTCAATGTCTTGCTGTGCCGCAACATTTCCGCTGCCATCGAATAGACCAGCGAAGACTGATCCCGTGTCGATGCTGCTGAATAGATTTCCGCACCGAGTTCCTTATCGCACAGCAACAGGTAAATGGCGATGCCTGCCGCAAAGGTAGACTTGCCGTTTTTGCGAGGGATCTCGATGTAGCACTTGCGGTAGCGGCGGCTTCCGTCCTGTCGCTTCCAGCCGAACAACTGACGCACGATCGTGTCCTGCCACCGCTCAAGGATGAACGGCGTATTTGCCAACTCACCCTTAACATGCACGAGGCATTCAGGAAAGAAATTTGCAGCCCGATCTGCTGCCTGT